GGACCCACAGGTGTCCAGCTACCTGGCAGCGGAAAGAGCTCTTGGCCAGCCGTGCGTCGGCATGTTGTATGATGTCCTAAAAAAGCCGACGATCAAGCCGCGTAAAAATGACTCTGTAGACGATTACAGAGAGCGACTACGCGCCGAGTATCTATCCAACCTGGACAAGTACTATGCCAGGGTACCGATCCTTCGCAGCAACGATGAGCTGGATGCGCATGAGCAAGACTGCTGGCAAGTGGCAGAAATGATCGATGAGGATGGACAGAACCTTCGCTGTGCCAGGAATACCTCAGCCTGTTACTCGTTTAGCTCAATTTGTGAGTACTTTGACGTCTGCCGTGGCACCAAATCGTTAGATCACGAAGACTTTGAAAGAGCGACTACCGCACATGCTGAATTGGCTGGCGGAGATGGAATGGGATATCTCAAAGCAGGAGCTAAGAAATGAGTACATGGGACAATGCAAAAGACGTGGCAGCAAGCGCTGGCGGAAGTGACTTTGTGAAGCTTGAGAATGATGGCGATTCGATGAGAGTAGCATTTTGTGGGCAGCCATACCCACGGCTGGTGGTTTGGACCGGTGAGGGGTACGAGGCGTTTGATCCCAATGTCCACAGTAAGGCTGATGCGGCATTCAAATGTGCAGCCAATGTCTTCGACCTTGACTCTGGTGAGATGAAAATCTGGGACTTTGGCAAGACGGTCTTGGCCCAGGTCGATAAGCTAAACAAGAAGTATGGCCTGGGTGAGCAGGCGTTTGAGGTCACAAGGAACGGCCGCAAGGGTGATAAAAAGACCACCTATGCTCTGTTGCCGGACGTGAAGATTGACGAGGATTTGGCTGTACGCATTGACAAAACAGCCCTGCATGACCTTGAAGCCGTCCTTGGTGACAAGGACAGTGACTCGGACGTTCCGTTTTGATCTACGGTAAGAAGCACTGGCCCAGGCCCGGGTCTAGGTCTTGGTCTGGGTATTTGTCTAGGTCTAGGTCTTGGTCTGGGTCTTGGTCTTGGTCTGGGTATTTCTCTAGGTCTGGGTCTAGGTCTAGGTCTTGGTCTGTGTCTTGGTCTTGGTCTGGGTCTGGATACTGGTCTATGTCTGTGTCTGGGTCTTAACAAAAACGACAAGAGTGGTTTTTGGTCACCGGAAAGAAGCGTCGGTTTAGGGCTAAGTCCAAGTCTAGGGCTAAGTCCAAGTCTAGGTCTAGGTCTTGGTCTTGGTCTAAGTCTATGTCTTGGTCTTGGCCTTGGTCTAGGTCATAACGAAAACAACAAAGGAATCAGAAATGAAAAAAGTAGTCACAGTGCAAGAGGTTGATGGCGAGGGTCTTGTTGCGTTGCTGGACAAGTACGTAACTGTCTGGTGCGTCAATTACATCTACTCCGGTAAGCTATCTGGGGTCAATGACGCCGACATCCTGCTTACAGACGCGTGCGTCGTGTATGAGACCGGTGGGCTATGTGCTAATAAATTTGAGCGGTCAGAACCACTGCCGAAGCCGCATTACATCAGGACCTCTGCAATCGAAAGCTATGGACAGCGCGGGTTTTGATCTACGGTAAGAGGCGTAAGTCTTGGTCTTGGTCTGGGTCTTGGTCTTGGTATAGGTCTAGGTCTAGGTCTTGGTCTGGGTCTTGGTCTGGGTCTGGGTCTTGGTCTGGGTCTGGGTCTTGGTCTGGGTCTGGGTCTTGGTCTTGGTCTGGGTCTGGGTCTGGGTCTGGGTCTGGAGAAAAATAATGGCAACCCAGCACGGACTCGAACTTGAGCAATGTCGGTTAACAGGAGGTGAGAAATGAGTGACTTGCGAGACTGCGTTGGATGTGTTGCCTATGAAGAGACGCTCGACATGGTTGCCCAGGCGCTAGGCAAAGAGCTTTTTGCTGCACACGACGGATGCCACTACGAGGCGGTTAGGTCGCTGGTTTATTCGCACAAATTGATGTCCGAGGACGTGGAAAGAATGCGCGCTGTCATTGCCGATCAGCAGGCAGAAATCGACGCATGGAAGGGCGCGAGCCAGCTAGAGATTGCTGGAGATCCTGATGGAATTCTTCCGCGACATCTAGCCGCGTACATTGCAGAGCAGGACGCGCTTTGCGCGAGGCTGGCCAATGCGCGCCACGAAGCCGCCAGGCTTGGATATTGTGAGGGACACAACGATACCGTTGAGGGCACATACTCCGATCCGTCTGAGGTGGCAGCATATATCTGCCAACAGATGGATGACGACGAAAGGATGGGAGAGAATGAGTGATCGGCCAAAGCCCGGCTGCTGCATTTCCGGCGCATGTCATCAGAATTATGTTGGGGAGGACAGCGAGACCGAGGGCGATTGCATGCGGCTGCCGTATGGCGTGCGCTGTGAGCACTGCGCGTATGTCGTGCGATGCACGATGATGTTTGGAAAGAAACCAACTGATGACACTTGTGAATGGTTCCCGCGTCGTTTCAGGCGCAAATCACTGTTCGATATCAAGCACGAAGACCCATGTGCTTTAGGAGAAGAGTAATGACGGAAGAAAACGTGCGTCTTGGTAAGCACATGACGGCTTATCCAGTCTCGGGCGGTGCGCGTGAGCCATGGTGCATCAAGGACAGTCATGGTCGGTACATCGCTTATCTGGAGTGGTACGCGCCGTGGAAACAGTACGTCATGAACGCAGAGTCAATGGCGGTGTTTTCTCGTGATTGTCTCGTTTCCGTAGCTAGGTTTTGCGGCAAGCTCACCGCTGTCGCAAAAGATTCAACCCGGTTAACAGACGAGCCGGTTAACAGCGGATCATGCAATGACGGTGACTTAGCTCTGAAGCGTGAGCAGAGTTGAACGGTGAAGAATGCGAAAACGAATAATCAGAGGACCGATCGTTGAAATCACAAAAACGAAATGCGGGATCGGTATAGGGGTCAGCAATGAGGGTGATCCGAGTGGGTGGATCTCGTATTGCTACCCAGAGGGGGCGGGGTTTGATACCTATGAGCTTGGGCAGATTGTTGAGTTCGAACACGGCGAAGACGATTACGCGAATGAGTTTGACGACGAGCCTACCGTGGAATTGGAAACCCCGATAGAGCTAGAGCCATGCCAGGATGCATCGCTCTCAACCGAGGATCTGCAGCGCGTAGATGTATTGTGGGCTGACAATGAGTCGTGATCCGGTTGAACTGTTTTTATGGCTGATGCTAATATCGGCTGGCTGTTATGTAATCTTCATCACAATCCTAGTGGGGGTAATGCTATGGCAGGGATAAATTGGAGACCGGTTGAGTATCGGTATGAGGTAGGCTGCTTTGGGTGTGTTGTTTACGAGGGCTCTGGCGAGGATAGGTGGACTGTGCAGGTCAATGTTGTGATCGATGCGGCGACGCATAAAAACCTGTACACGAACTCCGTGCAGGGGCTTGAGCAGGCTTTTAGCGACGCTATAGCGGCCCTTGTCAGGCTGCAGGGGGTATAATGGCATTATTGGCGCTCCTTGGCATAACCTTTCCAGTGGTCCTTGGTGGAGCCTTCCTTGGGTATGAGACGGGTAGTTATTGGCTTGGGTCATTGACCACGGCGATATTCATGTGGGCATTGCTGTATACGATAGGGAGGGACAGATGAGTGAGGTAGTGTGAGATGAAGACAATCATGTTCAAAAACAAAGACGGATATTCGGTATATGTACGGCTTGCTGATGTAAGGGCCGTAGAGGGACACTCGGAGGGGTGCCTGATCATGATGAACGACGGAACAGGCGAGCTTCTATTGCAGTCATCCGAACCCGCCGTCGAGGTCTGGAAGAAGTGGGTGGAGGCGATGAAGTGACCAACCTTAAGCCATGTCCGTTTTGTGGTGAAGATAAAATAGTCCATGGGTGGCTGGGCGTAAACGACGGCTATTGTCGTGAATGTCTGGCCCAATCAACCGCATGGAATGATCGCGCATGGGGACCTCACGCGTGGGACTGGTGGGAGGCTGTTGGGAGGTTGGAGGCGGCAAGAAGGGATGCGTATGAGCAGCAATGCATCATTGATGGAATGATGGATGCGCTCAACCTTCGGTGTTCTTGCCCTAAGGCAACCGGATGAACCTTATGGCTGCAGCGGCGTGGTGGGACACGCAAAGACATGAACCACGATACTTGCCAGGGGGCCGCCGGAAACGGTGCAAGTGCATACCGCTCGGCGATGTGTGCGAAGGCCGCGGGGTGCGAACTCCCCGCCATTGCCCCAGTTGCTTGAGCACGTTGTTGGATACGTGGAAAGCCAGTTCGAATCCGGCCTGCAGCCCTATGGTAGCCTGACGAACCTAATTAGCCTCGGCTCATCAATCCGGTGCTTGAACTCCGCGACCTTCGCCGGGAACTTACCCTTATTGCCTTCTATGGAGCTAAATGCCAACCCGGACGCAGCACTCACGATTCCTACATGACCTTGCCATGGGAGTTTCCTGGACCAGAGAACAATATCTCCTGGCAATGGCAGCTCCACGCAGGATGCGCCTGCTTCGAGGTACCTGGCCACAAGGCGTCTGGCACTGTGGGTTCTGGCGACTCGAAACCGAGACCCGATATCCCTGCAGCCGTAAAGGACCCACGTATAGACCGCTGCAGCACACCAAGCGCCCTGGCCATGTGGATTGAGATAACCCCTCAGCGAGCGCACGTACGGGCCGCCGTTGTTGTACCCCTGCTCACCCTTGCCTATGTCACCTGCGGCCCTCTGAAGGGCTGCCAGGCCTATTCTTGAGCACATTAGACCAGGTTCCTTACCCGGAAGACGAAAGGATGAATCACGTGCCATACAAGATAGGATACCTCAGACTCAAACGCTATACCAGGAACGAAGACGAGTGCCTATATGGCCACAAGCTCGTGCTCACGAGCGGCGCCAGGTGCTCTATCTGCTATAACCGATACAACCGGCAACGGTACCTTGATGTAGAGCCAAGGGTCAGGCCCAAGATGACCGACAAAGAGTTCCGAATCAAGCGCAGCAAGAAATCACGGGCGTATCGGGAACGAATGAAGCTGCAGGCTGCTATCACGAGCGAGGTGCTCAAGGCAGTTGGGCTGGACAAGTTTGTCGAGGAGTTGATGATGGACTATGGGTATTGACCCTACCATCGCATCCTGAGCCCTAGAAGGCCCTCGTAATCCATTCCAGAGCCGCTAGAATAGCCAGCCCTGCCAGAACCGTAACCAGAGGCCCAATCATTGATTCGGTGCTCGTAGTCGATTCCGGCTCCTGCTGAGAACTCATCCCGATACTCCTTGGCCCAACCGAATAGATCAAGGCGACCGCTGCCAGGCTTCATGCCATCAACGCGGTCAAGTGCATGTTCTATTCGTCTTCGGTAGGGTCCTCTTCTGGCTCCTCTGCCAGCCATTCCATGACATTGGCCTTGGTCTGGGCACCTTCTTTGCCAAAGTCAGCCATCCCGATACCTACCAGGGCAGCAATGTCTGCCCCAGCAATCAGTGCCAGGTCATCTCCTGTAAGGCCAAGGTCCATGACCCGATTCAAGACCACCACGGCAATGCCAATAACCAGGACCCAGAACTTTTTCGATTCAAGTAACGACTTCAAGGTATCCATTTTATCCCCCTATCCAGTTTGCTAGAAACGCTCCGCCGCCGCTTGCACCAGCGCAAAACATGGCGATTTTGAAGATCAAGCCAGACATTCTGTCTTGTTCCTTTTCTACGTGATCCATACGGTTCTCCAGGACTGCTATCTTAGTTGCCATTTCTGTAGCCAGCATTACAAATACTCATACACGCTCGCTGCGTACACTGTCAGCTCGTTGGTTCCATCGCCTGCAAAATGCAGGTCCACTTTGTGCTCGCTCAAATCACCACGTAGATTGACTGCTACAGTCTTCCACTCACCAGCTGTACTAAACGAACTCACAGTACCAAGTGTACCATCCGAATCGACCAAGGCCACAGATCCCCCAGCGCTTGTTGCATTCTTCGCATAGACGGCCAAAACTGCTGGCACGTCCTTGGTGTGGTACGGGTTGTGATTCTTGCAGGCCAGAGCAAAACCAGGCGTGTCTGCTGTTACTGTTGCGAGTGCCTGATCAAACATATTGACCAGCGCATTGGTGGTCCGCTGAGGGGCATCGCCGCCGTTGTCTGGATCCTCATCCGTGCACCAACTGAAGCAGTGAGCCCCGTTGCGCTTCCAGAGGTTATGGCCGTTACCCAATAAATGGACATGCTGAGTATCCGTAATAGGGGCCTGGGCAGCGTTGATTGCAGTCTGATCGCTTACGCCAGTGTCTCCGTCTTCGAATGCCTTGTCGTGCTCTTCATAGATGACGGCAGACACGATGCGGCCATAGTTGTTGAGGTCAAGGTTGATTTCGTAAGCCGTGTCAGCAGCCACATCTAGCTTGTATATACCGTGGGTCAGCTGGGTTGGTCCAATGGTCCCAGTGTTGATACCGAGACCCATTGGCCTGGTGCTGCCTATGCCGCCAGAGACATCCCAAAGCAAGTTTGGGACCCCTGCGCCAGCGTTATCTGCCGGTGCGCCTATACACTCAATGACCAGTCTAATGGCGCCAGAGGCCGCGTATCCAGTCCTGACATAGGCCCTCCATGGTACAACGGTACCGGCCTGGCCTGCTGGAATGTTGTTAAGGTGCAGGCTCTTGCTGAATAGTACCTTACGCCTGTAACCGACAATGTGGTTATAGCCCTTAAGGATCTGCTGACCGAGCTGAGATGTCGGGGACCTGCCATTGCGCGCCCACCTGAGCGGCTCCATTGGTAATGGCGGTATGCCGTATGTCCTCTGCCTTGTCATCTGCGCTCCATCGGGCCCCAGTTCATGCGGGGGATACCCAGAAGTGCTGCAACCTCTGTATTGACCGCCTTGAGCTCAACCGTGACCCAGCACGTGCCTGTAGCGGCATCAAATGGTGGAATTACACTATCAGGGCATTTGCGGACTGGGCTGGTAGCTGATGAGTCCCATTGCAGCTGTTCGATCTCGGCAGGGAATGTGACATCGTCAAATGAGTCACCGGATGGCCTGCGCGCGCTGAATGTGATGCGACAAGACACAGAACCGCTGCCTGTGGCCCTGTAGAAGAGCGGATAGCAGTAGACTCTACGCACCCAATCCCCCCACTGCTGGGCACCTGGGCCGATATTGATAGGCTGCATAATCATCGCGCGCCAGACCGTTGAGCTTGCCGAGGTGTACCTGTACTCGCCGTAGTTGGTCTCCAGACCGCCAAATCGTGTTGGCCACTGGGGAGCGGTCTTGTATGAGACCAGATTGTTCAGGGTGTAAGCCGCATTGGTATGGGCCAGGACGCTTACGGGTTCACCTTCATCGTCCATGACGTCTGAAGGCCACCTGTGCTGTCCTTCGGTGATGGCATATGGGGTAGCAGTCTTGAATCCTACGCTGTCCTGAGCTTCCAGGTCATTGCCATTCGACGTGCTATCTAGGCCATCGCCATCGAACTGCCACAGGGCCTCTAGATCGGTCTCTGTACCGGTCAGCCTGTTCTTGTAGATCCTCTTCATCTCTGGTGCCAGAATGGACCTGGTGAAGAAGAAGACATTAGCCACATCGGCATGAAGGTATGCACTTGAGTTGCCAATGCGACCGATCTTGACGCTTGCGGTACTGGAGCCGGGGCTGTCAGCGGCTATGGCTTCTGAGCCGACAAAGTCGCCGTTAACGTAGAAGTAGCCAGTACCAGTGCCAGTACCACTTCCGTCAGAGATGTATGTGACCGCCAGATGATACCAGTTGCATGTCTCTAGCCAGACATCTACGTCGCATCCGGTGCCGCTGGCCAAGGAAAGTCGGAGTTCACCTGTGTCGTGGTCATACGAGAACAGCCAGCCCTCTTGGAAGTTGGCCCATTTCGATATGAGATAATTGTCGCTGCCAGAATCCCACATGGAGTTGAAGTAGAACCAGCCACCCATGCCGAAGTTCTCTCCGCCATCCAGGCCAGCCGAATGGTCACCATCGTCAATCTTCCAGAACTGAGTGCTGCCAGGCCCGTCAAGGTCCGTCACCTGAGTATTCAGTGTGCTGACCGAGTCCAGGTTTGGGCTCTCAGAGGTCCAAAAATAGGCATTGGCAGCACCAAGGACCTGGTTATCGTCTGCATCGGCGATATAGGCATCTGTCTTCTGAGTGCTAGCAGCCGTAGACCTATCATCGCTGGTGAGAATATAGGTATGGTCGGCGTCAAAGATAGCAGACCCAGTATTCGAGACCGTCGTGATGTTGTTGCCAGAGATGCTGTCGATTTCGTCCACCCATGTCTCTGGAGAAGACGTATCATCTGGGCTCAGCTCTATGAATCTGACCTTGTCCCCGACAGCAAAGTGCGTGACGTCGTCGTCTTCTGAGCTCAAAGAGAACTCATTCTCAGCCACTGTCGCTACCCCTGTACCGGTGTTGTAGGCCGTCACAAGCGCGCTGGGGCTGTATATGCCGTACCTGGTAGAGTCATCCATCGTGGTCAGCAGCAAGCACACCTGGCCTATACCAGTGTGCCAGTCCCTGGAGACAGACTCTACCCATCCGGGATATGCGGTAACGCCGCGTGTGCCGTCTGTTGGATCTCGTACATGGTCATCGGTCAGAGCCACGGTATCTCCGGGCTTAATGTCAAAATGCTTGCGATTGATTGTCCTCCGTACTTCTGTTAGCTCGTGAGAAAACATGCCGAGGGCAAAGCTGGCCAGGTGGCTGATCAGTCCTTCTATTGATGCCCCTCCACCAGCCTTAGCCCCGGTGGTATTTCTTGCCTTGATGGTGATCGGCTTGCCGCCGCCGCCTGAATCGGTGATTGATGCCAGGTTGGCAATTGAGATGTGGTCCCTGTACTTGCCAGCAAGTGACCGGTTGAATTCGACCGTGATCTTGTTTTTCTTTAGCCTTGACGTGCGTCTGCTGCTTGTCCTGTTCGGGTCACCAGCGCCCATCTGTCCAGCCTTGCCGCTTGTGGTAAGCGAATGAGTGGGGCTAGAGCCGGGCGTCGTTGGCATACGAAATCGCAGCTTGCCATCGTCAAGGACCAAATAGGCGTTGCGCAGAACCATCTCCGGCCCGAGCACCTCAATGAACTTGGTTGGCTTGTCTAACATCACGGTCATTTGAGCAGCAGGAGATATCTGGGCCAGAGACTCGATTGACTCCTCAAATGCCGTACCAAGCAGCTCCCACGGAATACCTAGGCTTAGCTGGCTATCAAACGTATCCCAGGTGGCATGGTTGTACGCTGCCGTACCGGTGCTGGCGAACATGCGAATCAGCATCTCTGGCAGGCTGGCCTGAATGATCTGAATCTGGCGTACCTCTATCTCGCCGTCCATGTCAATGTCGATGGTGGTCTGCTGCAGGAGCGGATTGGTTGGGTCTGCCAGGGCAACGCCGAACAGCTCCAAGCCGAACTCTTCAACGTTCTTGATCTCATCAAACTGTGTATCACTGGTATGGACCGCGGCGACGATTGTGTCAGTCCCGATGGCTAGGAATCCGATGTCTGCAGAGGCGTTGTGGGTAAATCCCTGCGGAATAAACTCATCATCCGCCTCCATCCACGTACCGGTAGTTGACTGGAGTTCGAGTCTCCCGATGCCATTCACATCGCCAGTCGCATTTTGAAACGTCTGAAGCCTCTTGGCCTTCGACCTGGAGTATGCCCCACCCTCCGATGAGGGATACTCAAACGATCCATCACTGTCTGCGCCGGGGAATCCTCCCATGAAGGTGTTTGCGTTGACTGGAAGCGTCATGACGCAGTAGACGTTGTCACTGGCCTGGGTAAGGGTGTACTCGACCAGCCACTTGGTCCTGTTGTCTGCCTCAAGGCTAAATGTTATGGTAGATGTTAGGTTGCCTGCGTCCTTTTCCTCAGCCAGGAACTCGTTGATGATTGACAGCATGTCGGAGTGAGTGTAGTAGCCTTCCTGGATCTCGGTATGGTCAGCTGGGGCACCAGATACACATGTCAACTCAACCGTTGATGGGGCAGCAATTGACCCGCCGTCTGTTACCTGCTCTGTGACTGTGAACTTGTGAGCCGGGACGCCAAGAGACCCAGCAGACCAATAGGCGCCTTCCTTGACCTTACCCCTTAATTGGTCGTCTAGCAGGATGCTGTCAGAGATGTACCGATTGATATGCACGCATTCGAGGACCGTATTCCCCATTTCGGAATCTGAAATGTCTTCGATGGTGCCTGCGAACACGGTCTCGCCGGCTGAGAAAACGTCAAGTGTCGTACCCACGACCCTGTGGGCTACTAGGCGGACGAACTTGCCTACCCATGTGCGTGGAAATGAAGTAACCCGCGGCCTGTGGGTGGTGTCTTCCACGTTGGCCAGTTTATGCGGTCGCCCGAAGCGTTGCTCAGTCTCTGTATTGGATTTGAAAGGGGCATACATTCCCCTTGTAACACCAGTAAGCTGTGCACTGCTGGCTCCGGTGTATGAGACTCTTTCGGTACCGATGTAAGCTGCCCCGGACGACCAGTCCGATGAATCATCAATATCGATGGTAGTATCGTTTGAGTCTATATCAGCGTCCAGGAAGCCTTCAACGCCGCTTGTAGAGGCTGTAGCAAAGACGGCTAGGCCGAATGTATCTGCGTCATCCGGGGTCACCACGAAGCGCATAGACGGACTATCGAGCTTGGCACTGAAGATGTCTATCTTCTCTGTCAGCTCGCCAGGGATCTGCAGCCCAGACAGCGATGAGCTCCATTCCGTGGCAGCATAGGCCGTGTTTACTGCGGCAGTATCACCCCATGTGGTCAGGACCTTGTCGTATCCCTCGATTAGTAGGCACCAAGCAACCCTGACGCCATCGTCGGTCGTTATCGCTGTCTTGGTAGTGCCCATTATTCTGTCCGTTAACCCATGTTTATGGCAGGAATAGTGCCCATTATGGGACCTTGACCAGGCGCGGGATGTCTACTCTGTAGTACCCAGTGTAGTCCGGCTGCACCCTCTCATTGGCGTTCTGCTGGCCAACGGGGATCTTGTAGTTGACATAGGTGGCGTCAGTGTCGGCATCTGGATGCCAATTCACCGGGCCTCCGGCATTTGCCCAAGAAGCCGATCCAAAGATGCAGTCGTCATAGAATGACTGGTAGGACTCGTTAGTTGACGACTCATCAGCTGTCCTAACCTTCTTCTTGTTGACCACTTGCCACATAAGGGAGTTAGCCGTTCGCGAATTGTAGGCAGTCGAGACCACGACCCCATTAGGGGACTGTGTTGAAGAACCGTCGTATTCCGTCGTACCCTCATCCGATGTCCCATACGGCGACTCAAAAGGGCAATCCGGTAGCCATAGTCCCTGAACATGTGTACCAGTGGAAGATGATTGGCCGGAGATACTGGCTGTGAAGCCGCACAGCTCCCCCACGGCGCTATTAGTCCACACGATGGTGAAGAGACCAGAACTAACAGCGATAGTAAGAGCGCCTGTACCGTCTTCCGTGGCATCGATGGTTACCGTATAGGTATTGGTGGATACAGCTTCCATTAGGGCCTTAAGCTTGGCCGGGAAATCGACAGAGTCATTGCCTGCAGCAGACCAGTAGTATGTGTTGGTAGCCGGGATGGTGATTAGCTCACTTGACGCTCCACCAGTGGTGTCACTGAGCGTAAAGGTGAATGCCGTCGGTGCCGTGATTAGACTCTCTAGCTTGCCATGGCTCATGCGAACACCACTGCACTTTCTTCACCCTCGAGCTCTCGCCTGCGGTCGAATGCTTGCCCAAGCCTTGCCGCATTAGCCCGCGGATTGTCACCAAAGTCTGAGCCCACGAAGATGGTAGTAGACGTGCCACCCTGACCGGCTGAAGCACCAGCGAAGGCGCCTGCACCACCGGATGGCACTGCACCGCCGCCAGTACTCTGGCCAGCACCCATGAGCTTGGCCAGCCCACCAATCACAAGCGCTGCACCAGCAGCTTCAGCAGCGGCTGCACCATGGGCCTTGGCTGCTTTCCATGCGGCAGGGCTGCCAGTACCTATTCCGAGGGCAACATTTCCTAGGGCAAATACGCCTTGCTGAATGGCCGTAGCAGTCATCTGCATGGCCATTCCAATCATGGAATCGCCTATTGCCTTCTTAAATGCCTTAGCGAATGATTCAGAACCGGTGATTAGAGCACCGAAGGCTTGAGCTCCGGCTATGGCGAATGAGTCAATGGCCTGGGTTGCTGCAAACGATCCATCAATAACCTGGTTGAATGACTTAGAAACCTCTTCGGCTTGGGGCATGGCTCCGGCTACTGCTGGGGCCTCTAATCCGCCAGCCAGTCCAGTACCAAACCCTGGGGCCTGACCAGCGCCAAGGGCGGCAGACGGCCCAGCAAGCGCCCTAGCGGCCCCACCCTGGCTCGCCACGAGCCTATCAATGTATGCCTGTCCACGCTCTGGACCGAGTGTTGGTTTTCTTCCGGGGAGCTTCGTTTCTGCGATCTTACCCAGTGCGGCAAAGATAGCAGCCTGACCCTGTCGCAACGTACCACCAAGTCGCCCACCACCACCAAGCAGCGGGGAGAATCCCTCTTCGCCCCTTGCCTTGAATACAGCCGCACGTCCCTGCCTGAGAAGTCTTCCGGTTAGTCCCTTTCTGCGCTCCATGGCTGCAAAAATGTCCCTACCACCGGATGGCCCAACTATGCCACCTAGGGTTTTTAGGTTTTCAACACCGGCACCGAGGCCCTTTAGTTGCCCGATCAGTAAGAGCTGTTCAACCACGCCAGACAGTAGTGTGAGCACAGGCGCTATTTCTTGGGCTAGCCTACCGAATGCCGTCTCTATCTTGAACAGTGCATTTTCTATATTCTTGCTGGCCACCAACATTTCATCGCCGGCAATCAGTAAGGTATCTCCGGCTTTGTCGTTTTCCTCCCTTATGCGCCTCATAATGGCAAGGTGGGCTTCCATGGTGCCAGTTGAGACATCATCTATAATGACGCCAAACTCTTTCAGCGCCCTAGCGGAACCCTCAACAATGGCCTTTTGGACTCCCCTCTGAACCGTGGCCATATCGTTGCCCTGGTTCCTCAGAACAACCATAAACTTCGAAACCTCTTCCATCTCTCTCTGAGAGAGTTTGAAGTCCGTGTTTAGGGCAGCGGCCGCGAACTCAAGCGCCTCATACTGGGAAATTAGGCCACCGGCTGCTGCGGCAATCTTTTCGATATTCGCACCGGTGGCAGCCAACTGCAGCTGGGCGGTCTTCGCGTACTTCTCGCTTGCGGCTTTAAGTTTTTGGAACGCGACTACGGCTGCGCCAATGCCAACGGCAACCTTGCCCCACATGGCAATTTGAGCGTCAAGACTCTTGTTGGCCTGCTCCTGCTGCTTGATCGTGGCCTTTGCTAGCTTGGCGTTCTCCTTCTCAAGCTGCTTGATCTTGCGCCTGGCATCTTTGTTTTCTACCTTGTAGCGCATTAAGACGGTAGATGTAACTTGGTCAGCCACTGCGCCTCCTGGTTTCCTCTAGGAGATAGTCATTTGCCCCGGAGACTGCCCCGTTGTATACGTCTATTAGCTGCACAAGCAGCGGAGATGGGTCCTGGTGGACGAACTGCAGCTGACCCTTGTCCCTCCACATCCATGCTACGGCCGTCTCATGGACCTGTGGCAGGCTAGCAGAGTAGTAGGGACAGACCGTCTGGGTCTCTGGGTTGGTGCCAGGGAGCCTAGGCTTACGACTTGTACCAAGCCACCTGGACCGCGGAATCAGACCACAAGCGAAATGCAGCCGGAACCTGTATGGGACACTGGACCTGCACTTATCACAATCCATATGGTCGCCAGCTGCGAGCCTTTGGTTGATTGCGATATACGGCAAGGCCTGGCATCCCTCGATTACGTAGGGTTTCCGAATGTTTCCTTGAAGATTCTTAGGCCAAGTTCCGCGATCAAGCTGCCATTGTCTACGCTGTAGAGCGTATCAATGGTGTCGTCGTCAGCCATGCTGAGTCTGGCGTCTTTGACCATCACGGTTTTGACATCAAACTCAGACCCGTCTTCTCTGATGCCGTTATAGATCTTAACCAGGGCAAGGCTCACAGCGTCTGTTAGCGTGCTTGCTCCGCCTACCCCACTAGCCTGTCGGTCAGTCAGATAGGCCTTTGCGCGGCCTCTTAGGTGCCTTAGTTCGAACCTCACCGGCTCTGCACCGGGCCTAAGCGGAAGCCATTTACCGTCACCTGTCTCCGCCCATTTCTCAGGGTCAAAGTCTGGGTGCTTTTGGTCAACCGCTGGGTCATTGCTATAGATGTGCTGATAGTTTTCGCTGCAAGTTGGTTTGAACATGTCCCCTATGCTCCCTTTAGCCCAGGGCCAAGACCCAAGGCGCCTTTCGTAGTTCGTCTGCGCCTGCTGTATCGGTCATGCACTCAAACTCGACAGCAACCCTGTTTAGGCCATCTACCGGGGTCTGAGTAGGCACGTTACCAATCGGCTTGCAGTTGCGGAAGTAGATGCCGATTGCTCGACCGTCTACCACGCTACCAGTCCAAAGGATGTGCTTGGCGACCTGGCTATTCGGGTCTGTGGCGAAATAGTCATGCCATTCAGGGGTGGCAGTCACAGTCTCAGACTCAACGGAGAAGCTCACCGTGGTCCGATTCCGGCCCCTGCGATAGCCAACGATGGTCTGGCCCTCTGTCGTGCCACCCTGGCCAAACAGCGGCAGGATGCCAGTGTCAAAGGTCATGGCAAAGTCTGCTTCCACCTCGGTTGCCCTGGTGGTAGTTCCCTTGGCCTGGAGATAGGTGCTTCCGGCGGTAATCGGCGATCCACACTTACTGGCCGAGGCAGTAGCGTTCGGAAAGGTGGCAGAGACCGGGTTCCAGGCTGCGCATGTCCATTCTATTGTGATACGCGGCAGGTTGCCTACGCCAAGCTCAAAGCTCACTCCAGTGGCTACGCAGCCTCGGCAGACAAAGGCCAGGTTGGCAGTCTGCAACAGGAAGCGCAGGGTGTTATTGGAGGTAGACCCGTCAGACGTGATCTGGCCAGCTGTAGCGGCCGTGGAGACCGGATACAGCATCTGGGGCACGTACACTACGTCTGATGCTACGGGGCTTCCAGGGGCGTCTGTGGCCAGGGTAACGGTATTGGTAGCGACCGTGGTTACTGCCAAATACTGGCCCTCTGCGGCCCCATCTCCAAGCTCACCAATACGAAGCATACCGCCAGATACAAGCCCTGCACCAGACGCTACATCGCCCGTATTGGCATCCCAGCCAGCAGAGCACGTGGTGCCAACCTGAGACACGTCTACGTTGCCAAACACATGCGCAAGAAGCTTGCACAAGTCGGTCTGGGTCAGGCTGCCAGTTGTCACTCCGCCATGGCCATGCAGGTAGAAAGACGTTGAGAATGTGCTGGCGCCGAACGCACCAACTGCATCAAAGTCACCTTCTGCAAGGTATTGGAATGCACCCCCACGATTCATCAGCTCCCTGGTGAGGCCCGAGACATCAATCTGCTCATCCCTGACCTGCATCCTGGTGGTGATGGTATCGTCGTCTGCATCGGCAAAGCTGTCTTCAGCTTCCCATGCAACTGAGCCTAGTGCGCTTGTTTGAGCAACCTGTGCCATATCTTCTCCTAAGATGTTGCGCGGTCAAAGCGCACTGACATTTCGAAGGTCACAAACGTAACCCCCGCACCTTCTTCGTAGGTCCAATCCGCGTCGGTCAAACACTGACCAGACACGTAGCTAGCTGCCCCCTGGATCCCAATTGCCAATCTAATCTGCTCTGCATCTGCCCTGGCTATGTCCAGCATGTCGCGCCGGTTCTCGTAGCCATAGTTCTGGTTATGCGGGTAGGCCAGGATAAGCTCCTGGGTGGCGACCACCTCTTCCAGGTCTTTGTTTGAGACCGTCTCGGATGTGTCATCCCGATCGCCAAGGTCCTCGATATGGAACAGTCGAAAGCATGCCTGCAAGTTGGTCTCAGCCCACTCACGGAAGTCCATATGAGACCGATGTAGACGAAACTTGTCACTGGCCATCTTAGTAGGCGTCAGCGCAAGGATCGTTACCTCCTGCTGGTCTCTAATCGCTTCCAGTGTCGTCGTTGCCATCTGAGTTTATCGCGTCCCTGAGCGCGTCGATTGCGCCAAGGTGTCTAAGTTTGAGCTCGATTAGTTGGCTTAGTTCTGTCTGGGTCTCCAGTATGGACTTTTCAGTCTCCCGGAGTGACTCTTCGTACTCTTTGATCTTGTCTTCCACGTGTCCCCCTAAACGCCTAGTACCCGTTTACGTCCTTGGCTTCGTTGTACAGCTTTAAGAGTAGGGCTCTAAGAGCGGCCGAGTCACCGGGGCTGAATGTCCCAATGCTGTCATCAACATGCGCTCTAAGCATAACCTTGTGGCTGTTCCCATTCCACAAATCATAGAAAACTACATCAGTAAACAGCCTGTCTGCCAACGAGTCACCATTGGCCTGTGGAACAAGGAAGAACCTGATCGTTGGCGTAAGCTCATTGCCGTCAAATCCAACTTCGTTGTGAACTATTGTTTTTGGCATGGTTCCTCGCTCAGCTACATCATTTGGTGAATTTGTGTTAGCCGCTAGCCGGCGATGAAGTAAACATGTGCGCGCTGTTGGCCCTATACCTGACATGCGCATACAGGAATCGAACAGCAGCGACCGGGGTAGTAGTAGTCACGTCGTCTAAGTAGAATCTGAACTTGATGATGTCATCGTCCTGGACAACGTTACTAGCCAAATCATGATCGATCAGGAAGTTCAGTTCGTGGACATCACCGGCAGCATTGAAAGCTCCGATGTTGTGGTCGATGCTTATTGACTGCTCCTTTGGGCTGTCCATGTTTTCATGCTCACCGACATACTCGACATCGAGGGTGGCATGAATCAGGTCATTTGCAGTCTCCGCACCATCCAGTGCAACTACGACCTTTACCGATAGATCGCTACCAGCATCCCAGTCCTCTTCTATATCTGTCCCGAAGTACAAGTACTCATTGACCGCATTAAGCAGCCAGTAAAGTGTTGCGTTATTGGTCCCGCCTCCAACAGTCAACGTGGCACCGCTTGCGCCGGGCGATACGGATTGCGCGTCAACGTGAACCTCTCTCCATAGTCCACCGAGTGAATCAGTCGGGTCAGTAACACCAAGCGTATCAACGTTAAAAGTCGACACACCGTCGGTTATCTCTAGCTGCTTATTTCCACCGGCATAAACATCTAGCTGGGTCCAATATGCCGCCTTCAACACTTCAATTATCGAGCCACCGGTACTTTGACGACTCAGGATCTCGGTGTTCTGAACGTTCAGAATTCCAAGGGCTGCCGTGGAAATGTTGAACGCAGTAGCGCTCGAGCTAACCCCTGTCACGCCGAGTGTACCGCCTATGGTAGCGTTGCCTATAACACTGAGGCTTGGAACTGTCGTTACGGCAACGCCCCAGCGTCTTACTACGCCACTGACACTCATGATGTCACAACGCTGACGACAACCTTGCCGTCTGACTCGCCGGTGTGCTTGATGGCCGAGATTTCATCGCCCGCGCCCGACAGCTTGACCTCAACACCGCTCAGGGCGGGAACAAACACGCAGTCAGCGCCATCCACACTCGCGGTTGCGCTCGGCCCAGCCTTGAACCAGAATGCAACCCCGGTTGACTGTAGCTCGTAGATCTGCATCTCCTTGCCATTGGTAACTAGGTTTGCCGCAGTGCCAGTGACTGCAACGGTTGACCCTGATGCATAGACCGCCATTATCGACTCCATATCCCAGGCGCTTCGGACCTGGCTCCTGCCCCAGATTCGTCGTACCCGATCGAAACCTTGCCCTCAACACGGAACATACGATCGATCAGACTGTCATACTCTTTCCTGGCATCTTCAAGTGGGCCAGGGTCTCCGCCTTGCTCGTAGAACCTTGTCCTGTGCAAGACCACCGCAGCAGCGTGCTTAACGATGTGGTTGACCACTTCAGTATTCCTGATCTGCTGGTCTGGAATGTCAGATGCCAGGAGGTCCATCTTGAACATCCTGTATCCCTCATCAATCAACCCACGGCCCTGGTCTGTTCGGTGATCCATTGGGACCTTGCCACTCCAGTTGCCAACGAATAGTTCCATATCAGCAGGCGTCACGTCGTGCTCGCCACCAACCCTGACAACGTCAAAGAAGGTGTGCCTGACGTAGGTGACGCTATCTACAACATACTCCCAGCGCACCCTCCATCCGCTATTCGGATCAGTGGAGTCTGAGATGTTGTCGCTGTCAGCAACCCATGTATCAAGCAGTGAGATGCTGATACGTGTACCCACGAAGGTGTCTGCGGCTGCGTAGTCGTTGGCCAGTGGCACTCTAGAGGTCACGGATGCCGCTGAAGTAATGCCTGCTACCTCAACCCACTCCTTGGCACCAACGGCATTGGTAGCCAAGTAGCGCCTGTCCTTGACCACGTTCGTGGTAGCCGTAAGGTTCAGGGTATGTTGATTGGCCTGCGAGAAGCCAGAGTCAGCGTCAAAGGTTGTATTGACCGAATCAATGGCCGCGCTACCAGTCGTGGCAGTCTCAGCATTGGCAGTATCATCACCCGTGGTCCACCAGTAGACGTATACCGAGGTAACAGCACTTGGCCTTCCCTCTGGCACGTCAAGGTAGATAGACTGGCTGGCAATGCCGTACAAGATGTCTTGGTGATCAATCATGGAAGTACAGCGGCCTCTCAGCTGGGGGTTTCATCCAGTGGCCAAACTTCTCGTTTGACATCTCGATCACTTTCCAGAGTGCAGCCTGAGCCTCCTTTTGCTTAGCCGGACCAAGCTGGCCAGACGTAGCAATTGGATTGACCGAGGCGATTCTGTCTGCCCACTCTGGATATCCCCTGAGTAGCCTCACACGATCCCTGAGCCTCTTGTGGACAAGACTCAACTTCTTCTCGGTGAAGATGTCTCCACCTGCGACCAGCGGTCTGTGAGTCTTATCAATCTGCCAGTTTCCCTTGGCTAGCTCGATGCCATTGCGCTTGGCATATCTCTCTACCTCGCGCTGAACAGCCCCAGGCCGCCTTGTGCGAGCTTCCTTCTTAGGCTTAGGCTTCTTGGGCTCACGCTTCTTGGCGTCCATACCGTGGAGCGTATCGACGATGAATCGCTCATTGTTGACAACCGTGGGGATCTTGCCCTGGGCTCTCTGCGCGTCACACGCAGACTCTACAAGAGCATCCCTTGTGTCTCGGTCAGGCATTCGTCTTTGGATGCCTTCCGGGCTTGCGCTTATTGATCTGGGTCTGGACCTCAGACTCGGTCACGTCAACCAGACGCTCAAACATCTTGTCTTGAGTGGTCAAGAATGCTCTGGCGAATTCAGCCTGCTTCTCAGCGTGTTCCTTCTGCCGCTCCTCGATTGCTTGCTCAATGTGGGGGCAACAGTGATCCTCAACTAGCCATCCGGGATTCTCGGGGTGCCTGGTCCAGTACATGCCGGGTCGCTCCGGGTCTGGACCATCACAGGGGGTCTCACCCTCGATAGAAACACCATGACGCAGTGGACATTCGCTGTAAATCAACCAGCCCTTTTCGAGTTTCTCGGCTATCTCAAGCGAGCCATACTCATTGCCATGCAGTCCCGCATCTGTCCTTGTGCCAAGCACAACACGCTTTACGCCACCACTCGGGGACACCATCTTACGGTGCCAGCACGCGGGAAGGCTCTCCGTCAGGGTTTTGAACCCTACTTTGATGCGGCGCTTTGGGCCCTCGCCAGCGTCTGCAATCTTCGATTTCTTACTAAAATTCGCCATGGATTTTTCCCCAAGAAAAGGGTTCAGGGCAGGGGCGGAGCATCAAAGTGTTGGGGACAGTCACCAGATCCCAACCCCTGCCCCGACTCCCTACGCGTCAGTTGTGATTTCGCAGCCAGCTTCGTCGGCTACGATCCCGACATTCCACTTGGCAGTTGCCACGAACTCGGTCAATCGCTCAGAAGCGTCACGCTGAAGCTCCGAGGTCATGTCGCGGGTCATGACCATTCCGATTGCTCCACTTGCCGGAGATGCAGAACCGTCGATGAAGCAGGCCCCGACCACGTCAGCCGCTGTATTGGCCGTATCGCACAATCCAGAGCTCCAGACAGGGGCTCCCATAAAGGTGCCAAGATAGGCACTGTCAATGCCGGTACCAACCTCGAAGAAGCTGTTTACCGTGGTTGCAGTACTAGCAGCCTGTGCAGCCTGATAGTCAAGTGCCTGCTGGTCGTCCAGGATATAGACCAACGGACCCTTCATCTTCTGCTTGCGAACAGTGGCTTGCGCTTCAACCATGTTTGCGATGGTCAGGTTCGAGCCACTTGTTCCGACAGCTCCGGTGAAGCTAGCGAACAAGGCCACGATGTCGTCGTCCAGTGAGACGGCAAACAGGTTGCCTGCGTCCTTGATAAGGAAATCAAAGAGGGCGCGACCAATGATGGTTTCCTCTAGGACCGCGTCGGAGACATCGCGACGGATGCCGATCTCTGCAGCAGTGATCGTGACCTCGGTGGTCTCGAGTGTGGTGTTGCTGAGAGACGTGGTCTCATTGGTGATATCAGTTGCCGTGTCGAGTACCCACCTGGGAAACGCTCCCTTTTTTGTGGCTTTTCCACGCAAATCTAAAAGATTCACATACGGCGCAGCGACGGTGTAATCGATGGCATATTCAAGCAAAAGCGGGTTGATGAATTCAGAGTTCACCAACTCGGTAAGTGCAGTTGTATCAGTTACGGCCATTGTTCGGCTCTACTTTCTTTGTTTCCTCCGAGCAAATAGGGTAGAACCTGGTCCCTTCAACGTCTCACGGTATTTCTCGGCGTGGTCCAGCAGCTTGCCGTTTCGCCGCAGGGTCTCGATATCGTCCTTAGACAGCTTGAAAAGGTCCACTGGACCGTCAAGCGCCGAGGGCCTGGTCGGGGCGCCGTTGTCAGAGGTGGCTGTTACGGGCTGCCTGGGGGCCTCTACTGGCATCTCATCACGCGCCTGGGACTTGTCCTCGCTACGCACGAAAGACTTGCCATGCTCTGCCAGCCAGGATTCTGCGGGCTCATCTGAGCTCTGCCATGCCAGTCTGAGAACGTTCTGCACCGACTTATCGGTGATCCCGAACTCCGATGCCGCGGCGCGGAACTCCATATCGGCCAGTTTTTTGGCCATTGCTGCCACTTGCGGGTCCACTGAAGGGGCTTGTTCTACCGTATTCTCGGTCGGTTGAGCGGCCTCAAGCTTGCGTCTTTCGCTGGCCCGGGCCTGTTTCTTGGCGTCTTTCACAAACCGGTTGACGTCTTCCTGCGTAAATTTACGGTCATCCTGGGGGGCAGGACTATCCGGCACGGCCGCAGTAGCCGTTTCAGTGGTGTCTTCCGGTGCGTCGTTGTTGTCGTTTTCGTTACTCATTCTCAACCTTTACGGCAGGTTTAGCCTATGGAGATTGTTCTCCCCCGGTGTCCTCGGGTGGATATCTAAGATGTAGATGGTCGGTGTATGCATGTACCGTCGGAATTCGTCCGTCTGCAAACATTATACCACCAAACCTTGCACAAATTGCGCAAAAAAAGAAGTCTTCTCCGAAATCTATTGACGTCTGTCTGGCATCGTGGTACGTGCGTGCGAACCATGGGCCGTCATATTCGTCTCGCCATTTGGCAACCTGCTGGCAGTCGATTAGGACCAGTCCAGTCCCAATGCGCTCTACCTCATACACCTCACCCTGCTTATAGGGCCGCACGTTCGGCGGCACAGAGTCGTGGCTGATGCGCCTGAGCCCGCATATAGCCCCTGTCATGACAGCTTGCTTGTCTATGGCGGTCTGCAGGAGCATGGCCATAGGCGAGACCCTGGGTACATAGATGTCAGAATCCTGCATCAGGATGTAGTCGAACCCCTTGTCAATGGCCATTTCCAGGGCGTGGTTCCTGGACCGCGGCAGGTCGCTTGAATCTGTCCACCAAAACTGATACCCAAACCCCAACTTGGTCATAGCGCTGCAGTCAACTTGCACCTGTCCAGCTATCCTTACGTCGATACTTCCGCCGTATGCTGGTACCCAATGTAGTATCTTTATGCTAGACATGTGTCCCAATACCTGTACGTCGCATTGATAGAGGTCCATTGGCGAGCCCACTTCAATCCTGCCTCTTGCCACTTCTTCAGCGCAAAACGGTCCCTTGCCAACCTGTGAACTGCACTAACAATCGACTCCCTATCTGTGACCTGAATGATTGGAGGAGCCTCAATGTACTCATTGCTCGTAGCCTTGTGCGTGTCTCCAAGCACTACCAATCCATCTGCCATGGCCTCACATGCGGCAGCGCCAAAGTTGCCATACCGAGACTCAACTCCGTCAATATAGACATGGTGCCTGGCACGCATCTGGCGGCAGACATCATACGGCAAGTTCTCGTACATGGTCAGATAAGCCAAGCTACAATCAAGATTATTGGCGGCCTGCATGACCTCATGGGTACCCTTGGTACCACGCTCTGACGGTGTATGGGTGACCAAGAGCGGGTCCGCTACGCCCGGCATATTAGGCTTGTCGCGGATGGTCATTTGGGGCTGGACAAATGGGCGATAGCGGGACTCATGCGCGTAGCTCTGATAAATGTCCATGGGTACAAATACGCGAGCAAACTGCATGTCCTGGATGTAGCAGTCGTTCGGATTAGACCGTATGGCGGTGCCGCTATGCCTTATTCCATATCTGGTGCCGCGACCTGGAAACCCGCCATACTTGCTGACCATCTCCAGCATCAGATCATAGTCGGCGTCTCCAACCCCAATGATCCAGTCAGCTGTAGAGACAATTGCCGCCACGCCTTCATCGCCATCGCGGTCAATGACCAAGTCCTCTTCATATCCGAACGGGTGCCGGTGCTTTGTCACGCACCTCGCTATATGCTCGCCGCCATATGCGTTGATGGCTCTGCAGATTCGGTTGGATGTATTGGCCCAATCACTGCCACCAAGAAAGACAATATTCATCTGGCCCACCCTTCAAACTCTGGCTCAGGGAACGGACGACCGCCAAAGTCACGGTAGCCAGCCAGCCTGAATAGCTCCCTGAGTTCTTCATCGTCGTCTTCTGTGCGCCCAACCTTCCAGTTGTGGAAGCTGATGTACCATTCAGTGGGTATATCGAGTGCCGACTGAGCAGCAAGGTGCGGAATGATGTCATACTCGGCGCCCTCAACATTCATCTTGACGACTATATCCCTTTGGGTAAGGCCTCGTAGATTGGCCAGGTGGGCGGCAAAGTCCGCAGTCTCCACAACCATCGGATGGCCATAGTCGAGAAACCCGGAGCACTTCTCTTTGTATAAGGTACTGCCCTGGCCCTGTCCTACTCGGCCCATCGGGTTAGATAAGTACATACTCGCGTTGCCATCAGCCACGGATGCAGCCTTGTCAATCTTGATGTGGTTGCATTTTGGTGGTAAAAGGCGAACATGGGGATTCGGCTCCCAGAGCTGAGCGAATGTGATATCTCTCGTTTTCTCGTATGCTCTGACTGAGCGACCGTCAAAGGCCCCCAGATCGATGAAAATTACACTGTCGGATCCCATGACTTTGCCCCCAGGTCTAAACAATGACTCCAATACCTATAGGTAAACTTGTCAGTAAGGTACTTCCGTGCCCACTCCCAAGACGCTATTTGGCACTGCTTATAGTACTCGTTACACTTCAGCTTGCTGATTTGTTCGGCTACTTCGCGACAGCTTCTGGCCATTAAGATTGGTGGTCTCGGTATCCATCGGTCAACGTCGGCGGTGTCGGCAAAGTGCCAGTTAGAGACCACGACCTTGGCCTGCGCTAACGCCTCCATCGCGGCAGCACCAAAGCAACCATGCTCTGGGTTCTGCTGGTCGATGACCACATGGTAGGTCTGGCGCCTGGCGTTTAGCTCGTTATAGCTAAGCCCTGTGAGCGTTTCATACTCCACGCCATCGACGTACTGCATCCCCGCCTCTATGCACGGGGTACCCTTCTTCAAGGGGGCAGACGGCGTGTGGCAGACCCTGAGGGGACCGTGTCCACGCTTTGGTAGTCGGTCCACAACGCTATCCTGTGGCTGGATAAATACCCTGGCCTTCTGATCTGCAACCACAAACCGCAAGAGGTCACAAGGAAAGAAGCGCCTATCCCACCCGATGCGCTCATCCTTGGTTTCATACATCTCATGATTGTTACGATATAGGGTTCCGGCAAATCTGGTCCCAAGCTTGATCCCCCTGTCGCGCATACGGTGAGCCATGACCTCGGCACTGCCAATGTCTACAACCTCTAACGTGTGCACCAACTTGAAGAACTCAGAATAGTTGCTGTCACCGAGTTGAATGATCCAGTCCGCATCTGCAATTGCGTCTAGGGCTGGACCCATGCCATCCCGCTCAATGCAGACATCTTCCTCGTACTCGCAGACCGAGCGGCGAGCAGTTATACAGCGCATTTTGAGCAAGCCATTTGCGCGATTGACTGCCCTAGTAATCCGGTTACTGGTACCAGAGTCGTCTGCTGTACCTACCCAGACGGCCTTCATGGGACCCTCAATCTCTTGGCAGTGCCATACTCCACCATGTCAACAGGGCCATTCTTGCGTATCCTGGCTACTGCTGTACGCGCTTCCTTCTTGGCTAGGCCACCTGGCCACGCTTCGCGGGCTAGGACCTTGCCGCCAGACGCCAGGTCAAAGACCACGCCCAGCTTGTCTGGTCGCTCTTTCTCTTTTAGGAGCTGGACCGAGAACTCATTGTCCCAGAGCCAGACACAGCGGAAATCCCTGCACTCAACAGGCTTCTCTGAATGGATGGAACAGCCAGCAGGGTTGAGACACGAACATTGCTCAAACGCTGGCTTGTCTATGGACGGTACACCCAGGACTGTGCAGCAGGCCTTACACTCACTACACCTCCTCGGCTTCCTGTACCGGTGTCCCGGTCCGATCTTCTTCTTCGCTCGTGTCCCCCACGCCTTCATTTGGTCCCCCTGCTAGCTGCTGCATGGCGCGCATTGCTTCGATTCGCTGAGTCTCCACCTTGATGTTGATCCCGATCTGCTTGACCGCCTGCTCAACAGTGAACTCAGGGTTAAGTTCCATCATCATTTCGACAGAGTTTTTGAGCGACATCTGCCGCATGGTAGTCCAGTAGGCAAGACGCTGCGCCGGATCCTGCGGCGAGTCAATCTCACCAAAGTCCATGCCCCACCCATCTGGGTCAAACGCCAGCGGATGGTTCTCGGCCTTGAGCACTGCGGACATGATCTGGGCAAGCTCGCGTTCCACGGGTCTGAAGTCCAGGATCTGATCCCGGCGCTTCTCCCTTAGCCCAACGCGCTTGAGCTCAATTTCAAAGCCGCTGGTAGCCTGGTAGCTCAAGTCAAAGACGGACTCACTGATGCCATAGTTTGCAGCGGCTTGATTGATCACTGACCGCGTGGCATCAATATAGTTCTGCGGGTTGCTGCCAAGGTCAAGCACGCCTGGGCTGTTTCCCTCTTCCCAGACCGTCACACTCTCGCTATCAAGGGCCTGTCCCGAGGCAGTATCACCGATGTCGCCAACCGTATATGGTGCCTTTGTGCCAGACTTCTGTTCCTTCAGCATCATAACGTTGAGCAGGCTCACTGCCAGATGTGCGCTTACCAGGTCCTCACCAGACGTAGGATCCATGAGCATGGCATCTGGCAGCTCGCGGTGAATGAGTACCCCTGGTAGCATCCCGAAGCCATGGACTCTGTATGAGCCCATCACCACGCGACCCAGCTTGTTCATCTGGAATGTCTCATGGTCTGTCCACACGGCCCAGTGCGGGTCATCGTCGTTGCCGTAGTTACCAATTTTGAAGGCCACAGCAACTAGTCTGGACGGCTCAAGCGGATGGGCGATTGCAATGAATGAATCGGGCGTGATTACGTCTAGGGTCGGAACCTTTGAGTGACGGACAACCCTAAACATGACTAGGCACTCATTAAGGAGATTGGCATACCGGTTCGCCTTGCGCATTTTCCGGTCCATGTGGACAGCACGCATCAGCTCCTGGTACTGGTCATTGTCGTTGTCAACCTTGCGCATGGCGGTCTCTGAGTAGACAGTCGAGATCTCATTAACCACGCGCTTGACTACATTCTGAAAGGTTGCGTACTCAACGAACTTTAGTCTTTCTGCCTTGACCTTCGCATCATTAAAAACGTTCTCGACTACCTCGCGGATATACGGCTTTGAGTTATCGCGGTACAGGTCTAGTCGCTTGCTCGCGCTGGCCATCCGCTCTTTCTCTTCATCGCTCTCCAGGTAAGTTTCACGGATGTACTCAGACACCTCATCCATGGTCCATGGCGATACCAGCCCAGACGGCAACTCGCCTAGTGTGTTTTGTATTCCTTGAAGCACTGTACCTTGGTCCTCTCATACCACCACAGGGCATACCCCATCGCCGCTGGCCAGTGGCTCAGATCTGATTTGTTCTTCTTTTCGCTCTCAGCCTTGCCGGCTTCATCTCGCTCTGACATCTCAATCGCGGCTACTAGCTTTTTCGCCGTAGGGTTTCCATCTCGCTCTGCCGCAAAATACAGCCGTGTCTCCTTAGCTGCGTTGCGCAATAGCGTGTTAACAACTCCGATTCTCGCCTCTTTAGGAATGCTTCCCGGGCCAGACATCTTGCGGTTGTACTCGGCTGCTTTAATCTTGAATCCGACATTTGCGAACTCTCTGTAAACGGTCACGTGCGGCCTGGTCTCGGTATTGCCGTATGGGTCAGCACGTATCAGGACCTTCGGCTCGTCATTGCCCGGTAACTGTGTATGCCACTTGGTCTGCAGCAGCTCAAGAAGTCTGTGCGCGTGGTACTCGCTGGTGGACTGCTCAGTCGTGAGTTCATCGATGACGAACCACACAGGTCCTGACTCACCTTTTATTTCGTACGCGCGCAGTAGCACCGAGACGTCACACAAGGAGCCCGGATCGTGGCCTATAAGCATGTCGTAGCCACCGGTCAGCTTAGGCGTTACGTTCCTGATACCGAGCTCTGGCAGCGTGCGAACATGGGTCTCACGCATGAAGTCTGGGTATACGCTACGCTCTGGCCTAGCATCTTCAGCAAGGACACGCATCCTGTACTCGCGCTCGGTCAAGGTCTGGCGCAAGTTCTCCCAGTATTCGGGGTCGATGAATGGATTGGCTGTAGCAGCCATTTGGTAGATAGTGGTGGATGGCTGGGAGATATAGCGCTGCTTGCGCTCACGCCACTGCGGAGTATCTTTCAGAGTGCACGTGGTCAGTACCGAGTAGTTGGCACCTGCTACGCGACCACGCATTGCCACGTCCGCCATGGCTGAATCCTCGCAGTCCTGCTCTTCATCGACAAGACAGTCTACCCAATCGTAACCCTGGATCGGCGAGCCGACGTCTGCCGAGTAGATCTTGGCAGCGACGAACTGGATGATGTGGCCATTGACTAGAATGATCTCCTGGTCTGCTAGCCTGACATCGGCCACCCACGATGGGTCTAGCAGTCGAAGGATCTTGCTCCAGACAATCTTGAGTCGCTTCTGGGTCGGAGCCACACATCCCGATTCGCAGTCTGGTTGAAGTATGGCGCGAAGGATCTTCCACCTGGCACCTACCTCTGTCTTGCCGGCTCCCATTGCTCCGACGCAGACGAAGCGGCCGGTTGACAGCAGCGGGGGTAGTTGTCCTTGACCAACCGTCCATATTGGCCATTCTGTTGGTGGTCCTACCCATTGCCTTGTCACGCAGTCGAATCGTCCACCGACGAATGCGGCACCATCTCCGTCTATGGCGGCGATCTCTACGGCCAGATTAACCAGCCGGTCCCGTCCGCCAAGCAGGCTCTTTGCCTGTGACGTGATCGTCCGCTCTACCTCTGAAAGCTGACCCAGTGCCACGTGATCCCTTTATGATTGCCCTAACCTCTTCGATCTGCTCCTGCAGCTTGGCCAGCTGTTCTGGTCTCTGCGCCCGCTCTCTGAGCTCAGACCTAAAACGTATCGCCTTGAGCAGGTTTCTCAACGCTGCAGCCTTACCAGTGTCGGTGCTTGCCGTACGCCACAGCTCCAAGGACTTTTCTCTAACGTCAATAAGCTCTTTGTCCAGATCGGACATGTCCACGGGGTGGAGTAGGTCATCGGCCATTACAAAAAGCCTCCAAGCGCACGGATGGCTGCAATCTGGGCTCTACGCAGGTCGCGCTTCTTGCGCAGCCACAGTTTCTCGTTGTTGCTTATGATGCCATCTGTCATGGCCTCAATCCGCCTGCGCCACTCGGGCCTATCTCTTGGTGGTATATCGCCCTCGAGGATTGGCATGACCGTCTTGAGCTTGGCCATGAACGCACGAAAGCCGCGGCCGAATGCCACCGGCTCAAGGCGGTTAACTGGCACATTGATCGTGGCCACAGACTCGCCGCCAGAGCGCTTACGTAGGCGCACCGCCATGTGTCTAAGCAAGCGGCCGGAGTCCACTCCCCACTTGTCTGGGCGCGTGCCAAAGCGCTCATAGTCTTCCTGTGGGGCCTTGAATCCGATCCTGCCGCCAGCGTATCGCTTCTGAAACGAGCGCGTGGGCTTGCCTCTTTGGCGAGCAGCGCGCAGCCTGCGCTCAACGGTCTCCGGAGCAACGGTCTCCTTGGACGCGTTAAGCTGCTTGAACATGGTCTCGCGGATGAGTTCCCCGAGGTCCCTGTTCAATTCCTTGTTCCTCATGTCAACAATTAGATTGTCAACCTTGAGGTCAACACGCACTTTCGCCCGCTTCAACTGGCCGGTCTTTTTGTCGCGCTTTGCGATAGACCGCCAGGAAGACTGGATATCAATGACATCTGGTGGTAGGCGACTGATGCCTACATTTTAGCACAAACTGTGTCAAGTGTGTGATTATTGTAAATCAACCCTGATTCTGGTTATGCGGGGGAAGCGGGGCTGTGGGTAGCAGTGGGTGTACCAACCATTATGGGTGACATCAACAAGATCACCTGGTGACAGGGCGGCTGCCCAGGCTTTGGACTGGACCGTGAATTGCAGACCAGAGAACTCGCCTTCGTCCATTACTAATAGACAGGCAATCCTACTGGACACCTGCTCAACGCGGCAACCCAAAGTATCAGAAACCTTTACTTTCTTCTTGCTCTGCCTCTTACCAGCTGCCTTATCTGGGTGCACAAGGACTGCACCCTCGGCGCCTGACTCAAGCCAATTGGCATAAACGCCAGGCAGCCGCCTTATGTTAACCTGCGGCACGACCGGGCACCTGGACCAGCCCCGAGGAATCCTACGCACGAAGCGGCCTTGTGTGGTCCTTTTCAACGGACGGCGGCCTGGGTCGAATTCCGGATTCATGGCTAGCTGCATTAGGGTATGACGACGAGCACTGTAGCCGAGGCCATTAAGGTCAGTAACATTGTAAGCAAGGCAGTCAAATACCTGTAATGTGTCGCACCCGGCTCTCTGCCTAGAATCCAGTCCGGCCTGTGTGTGCGCCGATAGCTCGCCAGCAAGGACAAGCCCGGGCACACCAAGCTCCACGCCAACAATGTCGCTATCAACTCTCCGTCCTGACCTAGAGAAACAGCCAGTAATGCGGCCGGAATAATCAGTGCAGACTGTAGCATACATTCCATCCATCTTGGGTTGCGCCAGCCAGTGGTCTGGCAGGCTTAGGGTGTCTTGGAGCGACAGGCAGCGGCCGGTTGCTCCCGTGTAGGGCTGTCTAGTCATTGCGTGACTTAACCCACAAGTCTATATGGTCACTAATCGCACCCTTAGACCAGTCGCCAGACTCGTACCACTCAATGGCCTTCATAATACCGGAAAGTCTAGAGTGTCTAGCCTCTACTTCGCGAACCATGTCGATCAGCTCCGTGAATGCATTAGTTGCTGCAGGGCTGTAATTCAGCCTGAGAAGAACCTCCCTCATGTCAACCAGTGATTCCTCATACATATCAAACCCAAACGGGCTCGCCGAAAACATATAATTGTACGATCCCCCGCTCATTGCTCACCCCACACATGCTGGTCAAGCAGCCAATCATCACACACGTCAAATGATGTCTGGTCCAGGAGTGCTTGGCCGTTGACCGTGGAGGCCCAGTAGAGGCCAGCGGTCTGACCGATGACCCCGATCATGCAGCCACGGACAAAGACTCGGTACAGGTCGGGTTGGTGAGGTGAGGGTTCGATTGTTGTACGGTACATTACTTTTGCTCCTCATCGCGGACCAGGATCGCCACAACCTCTGGTAGCCTGACCTCTGCCTCACAGACAGCACCAAGGCAGGTGACTGAGTATGCACCATTCAGGCCAAGCCTCATTGTGGTGCCGCACTCGGGGCACTCGAGATCAACTACCACTACAAGCTCGCTGTGATCGATGCGCATCTTAGTTCTCCTCCGCAAAGTCCACCAGAACATAGTCACCGCGACCATGTCTCTTGGCAGTCCAGCCATCTTGGCTCGCTACATGTAGGGCCTCTACTGCCTCGGCGATTTGCTCTGGGGTATCGAGTTGATAGATGAATCCTGCGATTTCGGTGGTCATTAGTACGCTCCTGAAAAGAGGTCTGAGAGGACTTCGTCAATCCGCTCTTGGGTCAAGAAATCACCACAGTCATCACGCCACACCGAGCCATTGGCAAAGTCTACCCAGCACGGCGAGTTGGTATGACCGCAGAAGTATTCGATGAGCTTGCGCTCAGTCAGATAGAAAGCGTCAAGGGTCGCGTTCGGGATTCGTCCGATTTTGGTGGTAGCCATGATACGCACGGACAGTGCACCGAACATGCCAACACGTAGTCATTGAGGAATTCGCCACCAGGTGTGACAACCAGGAACGGCTACATTGGATCTACTCAATGATTCCGCGGCGTGCGGACCTGCACAG